GCTATCATCTTTATATTCTCGGCTAATAGCCACGATTCTTTAGATGAGCCTTTAACAAGGTCTGCGTCAATATCTATAGCACGAACCCACCCATTCTTATCTGGGTTATGGTCTGACTTACGTGCGTTGTGTGAAGTGTCGCCTATCCAGCCATCGCTACGTTTATCGCGTTTAGGATACTTGGCGTTTATTTCAGAGCGTAATTGCTCAGCTGCTTTACTTAATCTTGGTTTTGGCATTAGGGTTCATAGCTCCCATTGAAGCAGCTACAACAGCACCTAATACAGCTCTGTAATCAAGGGCAAAGTCTGTTGCTTGCCAAGCTGCTAAGAAAGCAATTGCAGCTAAAGAAAATTGTTTGTGGTTAAAGGATTGCATCTAGTTCTTCTTTTGTGAGTCCTGCTATTTCACCAAGTTTTGTAATTGCAGATTCTCTTGCATCTCGCTTAGCTTTATACTCGGCTTCGAGCAGAGCAATTCGGGCATTGGTTTCTTCTCTATCTTTTAAGAACGCTTCTTTATCTGAGCCAGTTAATTCTATTTTATCGTTATCTATTTGTATGTAAATTTTTTCAGTTGCCATTATTCATTCTCCTAAAGATTATATCCAAATACGCTGACTGTGCCAGTCATCGTTCCATTACCAACAATAAAACTGAAGCCTGTAAAAGAAGTGTTAGCGTTAAAACCACCACCAGTAAAACCACTTTGGCAATCTGTTACTCCTGCACCAATTCCAGAAGTTGTGCCTTGAAATTTTGTTTTCTTTGTTGATGAAAACGGGTCCATAACATCCATACTTATGCCTTTGTGGCTTGATGTAGTTCCAGAAGACAATAAGATTGCAACATTTTGGTCTGCTTGTTGTGTTCGTGTTGTTCCATTATTAGCAATAAAAGAAACACTGCCATAATTAGAAGTTGTGTTGTCTGCACCTGAAACTCTAAATCTAAATTGTATGTCACCAGTTAGTGTTGTTGCCGATGTAGCAAATAAAATTCTATAGTTGTCATAAGTTGCACTAAATACATCATTAACAGAGTGACTGGCTACTGCACTAAAACTAGTTGTATTTATCAAGGTTAGACCGGATGAGGCTGTACCCCATTCAACGTCTAAATCAGTACCAGAAGTCTTTTTTAATACCTGACCGGTTGTGCCACCTTTGAAATCGACAAAGGCTGTATCTATGTCTTGACCTAAAGCTGCAATAGCTGTAGCGCCGTCTTTAACTAAATCTGTGCTTTGGGGAATATCCCAGCCAAAATTGGTTGTAGTAGTTGCCATTGTTCTAGTTTATCCTTTTCTTAAATAACGTCAAGCCACATAGTTGTATTGTCTAGGTTCTGCCATTGGGTTAATGGGTTGTAGTCTTCCCATTGTACATCAAGAGTTGAGTAAATTGAGTTAGAAACAGACATAGTAAGTTCAAGGCTTCTACGAGAAAGATTCCAAGACCACCCTTCCACAAATCCTTCAAAAAATCCGGAAGGTAAAAGCCCTACTGGGATATTGTCGACGTATAGCAAAGTGTCCATAGACACAGCTAGTAGGTCATCTCTAACAGTATTGGTCATAGCATCATTGGCTAGGTTTACTGATACTGATTCAAGTGAGGTTCTAGGTGTTCCTCTAAAGTTAACAAAGTTCACAGCTTGTTCTTCAGCGTCAGCTTGTTGAGCTAATATTGTGTTTCTAATTTCTTGTAACAAACCATAATCATTTATTGACGTATCGTTTTGTGCTGCAACTTCAGCAAAAGGGTCATCGTATTGAATTACAACGCTGTTAACAATGTCGGCTGTTTGTAATCTTGTTTGTATATCAGCATTAGCCAAATTTGCGTCTAGTTCTATTAAGTTATCTGAATAGTTAGTTATTCTTCTTTCAGCATCAGCGTAACCTATTTCAAAATCTGTGGTGTCATATAAGTACCCTAAGCCTGATTGTTGGGTTAGGTCTGTAAGGTTATAAGCCTGTTCTATTTGAGCAGTTCTAGCTAGTACTTCGTAACGTCCTGGGTCAATTGTGTCAATGCCTTGTATGCCGTAACTATCCCAAGTCTCTGTATTAAAGTCGTTCCAAGTTTGTGTGTTACTTAAATCTTGCCAAGCAATAAACAAAGTTTCTTGCAAGATACGTTCAATGCGTGCGCCGTCTAATTCTTCTGGATAACTAACAGCACCGGCAGTTCTTTTAACAAGTAACCCAAGTGCACCTATTGCTTGTATTTGTAATGTATTAGGTTTACCGGCTGCGCCTGCACCCTCAAACCTGTTGTATACACCTGAAACTTCACCTGTAAACAACTTAACAAAAGCACCTGCTGAGTTAGTAACTTCAATAATTACAACGTCTAATAGTTCAACTATTGGGCTTGCACCATCAAGGTTTAATAATTCTATATTGCAGTAACTTGGTTGTGTTGCTTCAAAGAAATCATTACGACCATAAGTGATTGTGCCACCTGACAAAATGTCATTAGTTTGTACAACACCTGCAATAGTAACCCGATAAGTTGGTGAATAAACTGTCATAGGTTTATCTAAAGCCGAAATTGAAAGGTTTTATACCTGTTGTTTTAAGTGCTGTGTTTTGCACTTTAGTAATTGTTCTAGCTGTGCCTTGTGGGTCGATTGCACCTCTGACATTGTTGTTAATTACAACTGTTGGCTTTTGGGTGTTAATTCCTACTAAACCTTGTACTTTACCTGATAGTGGGGCATCTGGTGCAAATTGTCCTGTTGCACTTGCAAATTGTCCTATAAGTGAATTGTCAAACGCTGTTTTGAAATCTCTAAATTTTTGAACTGCAGCATCAAGTTTAGCAAACAAACTATCTAAACCATTAACCATAGAAGTTAATAAGTTAACAAATCTTACAAAACCTGAATCTTCACCTGTTGAACTATCAAACGTTCCAGCAAGACTACCAAGACCAGAACCAAGTTCGCGTAAAGCAGCTCCTAAATCATAACCTGCTGTTTCTGCATCTTGAACAACTTTACCAAAAGTTAAAAAGGCTGGTACTGCAGCTTTTCTATCTTGCCCTGTTAATCCGTTTACTAATCCTTTAATTGCAGGTACTAAGTTTTCTTTGATAAAATTAGAAAATCTCAATGCAACTGGTAACAAGGCTTCACCTAAAGTTATTTTAACATCTTCAATATTTGCTGCTAATTGTCTTTGACTGTTTGCTAAGCCATCTGAAGTTCTAGCAAAATCGCCTTGAGCATCTGAAGTTTGTTTATAAATGGCTGCTTGAGCTGCAAGTACTTTGTTAGCAGGTGATAGTGCGTCTTTAGTTGTTTTAATTAAACCTAATGCCAAAGCCTCGTTTTTAAGTGTTGCATCGTTAAGTAAAATTCCGTAGCGTCTAATAGGTTCGGCTTCGCCTCGTAAGGCTGCACCTATTGCTTGTATAGCGTCTTCTGGTGATGTGTTATTAAATGAAGCTAGGTCTGATGCTAGTTTTACAAAGCCTATAGAAAATTTAGATAAATCTTTTCCTGTTAAACCTGCTGCTTTACCAAGTGTTGCAAAAGTTGATGCAGCATTAACTGCTTGTTTTCTTGATTGTCCTAATGAATCTGCAGCTGTTTTAGCAAAGTCTTCAATGTCTTTAGAAGCGTCACCAAATATGACTCTTGCTTTTGATATTTCTTCTGAAAAGTCTGAGGCTGCACCAATAGCGTCTTTTCCTATTTTTATTGCCATAGCCCCAGCTGCAGCGCCAAGGGCTGCAAAAGCCAAAGCACCAGTTTTTAATGCTGTCCCAAGTTTGTCGCTAAAACTTCTACTTTCTTTATCAGCTTTATCAAGTCCTTCAATAAAGTCTTTAGTGTCAGCAAGTAACGCTAATTTAAGTGTCCTAATATCAGCCATTAAATAGCCCTACTTTTCCAACTACTTGTAATCTTTTCATAACCTCGTAACCATTCCTGGGCAATAACTGGTTGAAATCTAGCCATAGCCTTAAACAACCACCAGCCCTGTTTGCCACTTTGACCAGAGCGTTTTGGAAACTGTTTATATTGCTTTGAACCAAACTCATTACCCATTATCACATAACCAGCAGCAAAAGCACTAGAGCCAACTTTTTGCCTACCACCAATACTAAAACTTGGGGCTTTGTCTGATTTAGATATTCTTATAGATTGTGCTACAGCTATCGCCTGACGATTATTAAAAGGTGCTGATGAAGCTGCGCCTTGTGCATATCTTGCACCTCGTTCTGCTAAATCACTAGCTATTTTTTTCATATCATTTTTTGCGCCATCGTCCATTTTACTAAATGTACGTAACAAGGCTCGATAATCTTTGTCAACCGGAACTAATCTAATTGCTTTAGCCATTAGCTTGCTCGTTCAATATGTCTATAGCCGTTGCCCATATTTCGGGTTCGGCATTGAGCCAATAGTCTGGTGTTATCCCAGTTGCTATTGCTAGTTCTACTGCTATTCGCCCGACGCTTCGGGCTTGGTAAAATTTGCTGTCTCAAAATCAGAAGCTGTAATATCGGTGACTTTGCTTTTCCAAGTGTCAAAGTTTTCGACTTTTTTGGTAATTCGTTGTTGAATTTTGTGAGCCAAGAATAGAAGAAGTGTGTTACTTGGTGTGCTTTCGTCAATAAGTATTTTAACAATTGACTTGCCTGAATATAATTCTTTTTCTGCAAGTGATAGTTCGATTGGTCTTGTCCATTCTTCAAACTTCTCACCTGTTTCTAGTTCCCATAATAATTTTAATTTAAGCATTTGTGTGCCCCTGTTCTTTGTTTGTGGTTGTTATGCTGTTAGGTCTTCGGTTGGTATACCTACAACTTGTAATGATACTGAACAAGTTTGTACGTCTCCACCTGAAGCTGTAACGCTTGGATATTGTGGCAATACGTAACCAGTTAAAGTTACACCGGTTCTTAATGTCATAATAAACGCAATTGTAGTATCTGGGGCTGTTTCAGTTCCGTCCCATAATACTTTATACAAGCTGTTTGGTGTTGCTCCTACGTCGTTCAAAAACTCAATGTCAAGTGTAACGTTTGAGTCAATGTATTTATATGCTTTGCCTGCAAGAGTGTCAAAAGTTAATCTTTCTGTATCAAAGTTGATAGCAGAAGAAGTAATTTGTTCTGAGTATAAATTTCCATTAACACTCAAAGTTAATTGACGACCACTTAA